TGCTATTTTTATTTACAACAAAATAGCCATCAATAAAAGTAATACTTCCTGAAGAAGGCAAATCTACATCGGTTACCTGTGCAAATACATTGGTTGCATAAACTAATATATAAACTAGTGTTCCATCACATATAGCGAGCTGAAATCCATTCTCGTCCATAGTAACACTGCCTAAACTAGGCGTTAAAGCGCCACGAAGTGCATTTGTACCATCAGAATATATTTCATATAGACTTTCTCTAGCTACTGCGAAAACCCTGCCATTAGCTGCTGTAAACATCTGCCTTATGGCATCACCGCCAGCTGTTGAGAATAAGGAAAGTCCTGGAGTTCCGTATAAAGCCGATACTTCTTTTCCGTCATTATCCGCTACAGGGATAAAATTTATCGTCCTCTCGGAGTTAAAAGGCAAAGAACGCTGTTGTGATGAGCCGCCTACGAGTTTAATTTTCATATTCTAAAACTTCTTATATCGTAAAAAGATGCTTTTTTGCTAGATGGTGAATTTAGGGTATTTACACTTACCGACCGTCTCACATCACCAAGGCTTTTATTTGCTATATTAGCGACAACATTACTTGGCTCAACGCCGTATTGCGTAGACATCTCTATCGCAAGATTATATTTTATTGCTCGGATAAAACCTTGCGGAAGGCTTATTACATCGGTTAAATCCGTATATGTTCCTAGCGGCTTCTTTGTAATTAACCATAATTGATAGGCAGCAGCAGGGGAAGGGTATAAGGTAATTGTAGCAAGAGGATATTCATTGCTATAATTTAAGTATTTTGGGATTGATGTTGAAAGTATTTTGTTGGTAATTCTTTCATATTCAATATCACCGATTATGTTCAATTGGTAATCAATGTTTCCCTCACGGATAAAGGCTGCTGTAATAGAAATAGGGCGAGCGGTATTAAAAGCTCCGCCCGTCCCTATAGTATATTCAGCAACCCCACCTGATAGATTGAAACTTTGGCGGGTATTGGCAAATGTTAATCCACTGTCATTGCTCCAACTGTTCAGCATATCATTTAGACAATCTAATCCATCCTGTGCTTCATCGTTTGCCAGAGTTTCTGACTTGAATAAAACGCCAATAAGTTTAGCTGCACCTGTAATAACATCTAGAACAGTTGTCATATTAAGCTATCTTTTCAAATTGCATTCGTGAATTAACTAAAACGCTAACAGTATCAGCATGGGCGGTATGCTGTGCCGCTTGGAATTGTAAAGTCCCAGCAATTGCAACAACCAATACGCCTGTAATATCAGCCTCAATAACAACGCCAGCAGCGCTATCCAATAATGGCGTAGCATCGGTTGCGGTTGTTCCTTTGGTCACAACAACGCCAGAAGCTGTAAAAGCTCGTGCGGTGTATTGTGCAGAGGTAATCATTGACGCAGTACCCCATTTAAGGGCAAGAGTGATACCTGTATTTGCAGTAGCGGTGGTTGAGGCTTTGATACTAAATTTATAAGTTCCAACTTCCAAACTTTCGGTCACCATGCCAACAACATTTGTCAGCGTAGTGCCTGTTGTTCCAGTTACTGCATCAAATTGGGTAGTACACAACGATATATCGCTAAAATTATCATTCATGATTTTTTTAGCGTCATTTGTCAAAGCACCTTGGTATTTTATTTTATTCTTGCTCATCTTGTTTACCTTTCTTTTTGGGTTTTTCTTCAGTCCATCCTTCAAGCTCAAGAACTGTCTCTTGCCATGGTGTATTTATATACTTAACAGCATCGCCTTTTACATATTTTTTCATAAATAACCTATAAAAATGGGGCGAGTTTTATCCCGCCCCTGTTTGTTAAGAAGTAATACGGCAAGCCCATTCAGGACGCTCAATAGCCAAACCACCCAAGAAATCAACCCGAGTAATCCATTCACGAGTGCGTACATCCATCTCACGAACGATTTGAACAGTAATACCTTGTTCAGTCGCTTGTGCAGAGAACTCCGCATTGCGTGGCATTTCAAGAGGTACGGATACCATTCGGAACGCTTTTTTATGGAAGGCAAGACTTTGACGGTAAGCAGTTGATGCTGCACCAGAGAAGACAATCGCATTGGCAGCAGTTGGGAAGCCACTAACATTTTGCAAACCACCAGAAGTTGAACTGTAAATAGTTGGTGAAATTGACAAAGTCGCATCACCAGAGCCATCGGCAGTTGCATCGGCAGTAACAGTGAATTGTTGTAAAAAGTTATAAGTATCACGAGTTTGTGGGTTTACTGCGTAAATTCCCGCCACTGTAAATACTTGTCCTTTTTTCACTGTACCAGTTGTGGTAGTCAAACCAGAAACTGCTAGGGTTGTTGCCCCTGCGATTGAAGTGGTTTTAACTGTTACGCCTGTTACATCGTTACCATTAGTGTGGTTATATAGCAATTCGTTTTCATACCAGTTAAAGCCATCCGCCCGACCAATAGCACCATTTTCATACTGTGATGCAATTTTGCTAGAGGCATTGAATAAACCAGCCCGAGCTTCAACCGCAGCCGCTGATGCGTCACCTTCAAGCAATAAAGTACGGTCGCCATCAGTTGGGCAAAGGAATTTATTAACTTTAGTGCGAGCAGCCAGAATAGTTGAAATACCGTAGTTTGTGCTACCAGCAGTTCCAACTTGGTTGTAAGTATATTGAGTAGCTTTTTTAATCATTTGCTTTTCAATATCATGTGCAATAGACACACCAGCTTGGTCATTGATGCGGTTAATAACCGATTTGAGGTTAATATCCGAAGACAACTCAAGAGAAGTCAAAGATACACCAACAGTTGAAATAATATCAAGAGTTAGAGGTACTTTTTCTTCACTCACCGCTTGAATGCTTGAAGTAATATCAAGCGTATTTTGCGGAATATAACGAGCTGGTTTTGGGATGTAAACAGTTGCACATGGAGAAAAACCATTAGTTCCATCGTAAATTGAACTATCTTGTTTTGAAATGTTTTTGCAGAACGAAAGATTGGCAGAGATTGTTGCTGCAAGTCCCCGTGCCACAATCCCAGCATTTTGTTGAATTAAAGTATTAGTCATAATTTATCCTTTGTTAAGAATTAGCCCATTTTAGGATTTCCTCACCAGTCATCCCTTTAATAGACTTTGTTGATGTATTACCCTTCAAAGCCGACATTGGTTTGGGGGCGGTTGATACTGTTTTTACTTCTTGTTTTGGTTGCCGTTGTGCAAGTTTGATTTCCACCCTTGCATCTTCCAGTGACATATCCCCTAATTCATCAAGAACACCGCTTTTTGCCATGTTATACAAGGCAAGGAGTGGATTTTCTGACTTCAAGATGGTTAACCTTATATTTTCAGGAAAGTCACCGACAACACCACTATATTCTTCAGCAATAGACTTGCTATCAGGATAGGTTTTTGCAAATTCAACCTCGTTCTGTTCTAATTCAGAAATTCTTTGTTGAATAAACTGCTCTTCCCTACCCGCATTATTAGCGTCTTTTGATTTGGCTTCCCGCTGGTCAAGTTTCCAATCTTGAACCGCCTCTAGGTAATCAATATGATTATCAAAGTCGTTTACATCTGGTCTGCCATCGGGGGTTTTTTGAGGAGCTTGTTTGCTCTCATACGCTGCGAGTTTAGCTCGCAACTCTTCGTTTTCTTTAGCTTGTTGGTATTTAATTGCGGTTAATTTGCCAAAGCGACGATTGTCTCGGTCTTTGGCTTTACGCAGTTTTTCCAACTCTTCAGCAGGGGTTAGCTCTTTTGGGGCTTCCTGCGTTTGTTCTTCATTAGCAGCTTCCGTGCTATCTACAACAGCTTCTTCAGCTGGTTGTTCTTGTGCTGCAACAGGATTTTTCACCTCTGCAATCATTGCGTCAATATCCATACTATATAACTCCTTAAAATAAATATCAACTCAAAAATAAAACTATTCTATTTCTGATTGATTACTGTCCTCACCTTCTTCTGGCAGGGTATTTTGTTCATCCTCTTGTTGGATGTTTTCCATGTTGGTTGAGTGCATTGCTTGCGTAACTTTCAACTTAAATTCAGCTTCTTTTAATTCCATTTCACGCTCTTTAATAGCCGTCTCACGCTCTTTTATTTGCTGGTCAAATAACTGCTGGTTAGCTTCAAAGCTCTTATCAACTTCCTGTTGTGGCTGTTGCATTTCTTGAGCTTTAAGTTGTAGCTCCATTTCTTTTAAGTGCAGCTCTCCCTGCTTGATTTGCAGCTCTCCCTGCTTGATAGCTTCCTCGCCTTGCTTGCTTTGTAATTCCTGCCCCATTTGCTGTAGTTGCTCTTGCATTTGTTGCATAGCGGCTTGCATTTGTTGAACTTCGGGGGGTATGTTTTCATCATCCTGCAATAATTTAGGGTCAATAGTTTTCTTGAACCGCTCCGACAATGCTTCAGCACCTGGCAAATCCAAACTCTTGAACAGTAAATCGCCACCAATAGCCATAAGTTCGGGGGATTGCTTGAACATTTCCGATAAGAATTGTGCTTCCTCTTGGCGTTTTGTAGTATAGGACGAACCAGTAGTAACACGAACATGGTATTTACCATCGGTGAGGTTGTAATTTACTTTCTGC